ACCAAATAGAGTATATTTGCTCTATTAATATTCTATCACCCATTCTATTTTCATTCTATCAACTAACCTGATCGAAATGAGAACAACGGCAATCTACAACATCGTCTTCAACCGCATGAAGAAAAAGCTTGCTCCAGGAGACAAGGGACTGATTCAAATCGAGATTTTATTTCAAAACAATAAAAAAAAATACGTAGGTGTTACCCACGTGTTGGAAAAAGAATGGGATGCCAAGCGCAAGGAGGTGGTAAATACCCCCATTTCGGGCCGCCTGAACAACGAGATACAAGAAAAGGTAAGAGATATCCGCAATTACGAGATGAAGCTTCTCGAACGAGGATTTCAACTCACACCTGCAGAAGTTGACAAGCTCCTTCACCCTGAGTCGAACAAGGGTAATTTCGTCCAGTTCATGAGGCGTGAGGTGAACCTTCGCCGTACCATCCACGTGAAGACCAGGTCTCGCCACTTGCTCATGGCCGACATACTGGAGGAATTGGGCATAGTGGAGTTCTCGCAGCTTACCTACGCCAACGTGTTGAAGCTCGACCAACACCTGAAGAATCAGGGCATGGAGCAGACCACCATCCACAAGAAGCACCAGTTCTTCAACACCTACATCATACTGGCCGAGAAGATGGGCATCCTTGACCCGACAAAGAATCCATACAACAACTTCGAGAACAAGAAGGGCAAATCAAAGTTAAGGGTGAGGCTCGATGATAGCGAGATAGAAAAGATTTGCACCAAGGAAATCACCGGGGAGCCGTTGAACCTTTGCCGGGACATTTACGTTTTCCAAATGTTCACGGGATTATCATACACCGACTTGCAGCACATCACCTACTCGCAGAACATAAAGCACCAGGATGACGGAGTATGGATAGAGGGGTTGCGCAGGAAGGATGGCGAAAATTATTCCATCTACCTGGTGCAGGATGCAATCGATATACTTGAAAAATACAAGGTGCTTGGAAGGGATTTGGTTTTCGACGCTCCGCACATCAAAACCCAAAATCAAAACCTGAAGATAGTGGCCTCCATCGTTGGCATAAATAAAGTGCTTACCACGCACACCGCCCGCCACACGGCAGCCACTTTGATGATACGAAAAGGTATGCCGTTGGAGTACATCAGCAGCGTGCTTGGGCACACTCAATTGGAAACTACACGTATCTACGCCAAACTGGAGAAACCCGAATTGAGGAAGCAGATGATGAAGATTACCCGTCAGATTTAATTTTTTTTGGTCGCTTTATTTTACATCACCCGATGTTTCCCCGGCTTCTATCTCCGTCTTCTTGTTCATGTTCTTCCCGTACCACAACGTGAGCAAAGCTCCGATTATCCCACCAACGAAGCCGGCCAATGCTAACCATGGTATCTCAGCGTAGGTGTACTTGAGGTCGTGAGGGTTCACGAACATTATTTCCACGGGTATGATGGTGCGGTAAAATATGTGAAAAAATACACTGAATAGAATCATGCTGATTGGTACGGTGACGAGTAGCATGTTTAACCTCAACGAACTTACCGGTGATTTAGCGTTTAGTGCCTTCATCTTAATTTACTTATAAGTGAATTATCCGTCAATGGCTTTCCTCGGAGGGCATGGCCTCCATTGCCCCGTGGCGATGTCCACGCACATCCTCTCTGCCGCCAACGCATCAACTGCCTGCTGGATCGTTAAATTATGTTGGGAAGCGTAGGCTTCGATGATGGTGTACACCTGCACCACTTGACTGGCTGATAAGATTACTTCTTCCATCTTGTTCAGTTCTTTTTTTATTTGTAATTCAATGTATAATTTTAAAGCTTCCTGCAAGTTCTTCAATTCAACTCGTAGTTGGTTCTCGTTGATGCGCTGCTTCAATGCCCGCATTTCAACCGAACAATCCATCGCCTCCTTTTCAAGGGCAAGCCTTGCAGTCCTTCTGCGTAGTTTCAACAACAGAAATGCGCTCGCTGAGCCAATGCTCCTTTTCAGCCGAATCTTTGGAAACCTTAGTAATTTCATTGCGCAATTCCATTATGAAGGTCATTACCTCTTTTTTGAACTCTTCGTTAGATTCGTAGGTCTTCTTCAGGAAAAAACTAATCACCATGAAGAAAACGATGATAACGCCAAGCAGTATCCATATAATCATGGATTCGTGCGATGATGTGTCAGGTACTCCCATGTTAACCCTGCTGTATTGTACCACCTTCCCATGTCGGGAGCGTGAGCATGTGGTTGAACAACTTCTCCTTGAACACCACGTAAGCCTGAACGAGCTCCTGCATCGTTTGATCGGTAGAGTTCTTCTCCAGGGTTATCTCATCGGTGACGGATGAACCCTGCAAAGAGTTACCCATCGATTCGGCACGTTTCTCGGCACTGAGGAATCCAACCGTGTCAACGCTCAACTTCATGTTCAGCGAGTTGAACCTCACCCCCGTGATATCGTTTATCTCCCAGCTAACGCCGGATTCAACTGTTTTCTGTTTTTTCAAATACATGGTTTCGTGTGTTAATCGTTAGACATCAAAGTGCGTTGGAATAATATCCCGGTGTTGTTCCTCCCATCGTAGGAGATGGGAAGGTAAAGTTTTCCCGTGGCCACAGCTATGTCGGAGAACGTGGCGTAGTTGCTCGTGGCATCCTGCGTGGTCATGGTGATGGTTCTTTGCGTACCTGCCGAACTTGACCCTACCGCCACCGGAACCTGCGGCGATATGCCGAGCACCTTCAGCGTGGTGGTGGTAATGTTGGCAGCCAAGGCATAGGAACATGATCCAGCAGCCGTGGTGGTAAGGTTCAACGTGGTGAAAGTTTGCGCCCCGTTAATAGTTGTAGTGTAACCGTTGCCTGATTTGAGGGTGACTACATTGTATGTTTTCGCTAATGTTCCGAAGCTACAGTTGCCGGTAAGCGTGGTGGCCGTCATAGCTATAGTTGACCCCGTGATGATGAATGTTGTCACCGTGTTATTGATGTTCCAAATTGCACCCGTTGCTTGTGACAAATTTATCGTAGTATTAGTTAAATCGAGCGTATCTATCGTGTTTGAGGTGTGAGCGAACGCGGATAAATTATGGGTTATACCACTACCCATATTTATCACGTTGGCCGCACTTATCGTCAAATTACCACCCCCCGCCGTTGATACCGTGATACTAAAGTTGCACATCATGGACATGTTGGCGTTGTTGAACAGGAAGGACCCAAGCGATGCCGTCGCCTCATCGATGGTAATCGTTCCCGACCCAGATGATGCGTCCACCGTGATAACATCATTCGTAGTTGGTTTCGTTGCACCGGGAGAGCCTCCGGAGGTGGCAGACCAATGATTGGTAGCATCACTCCAGTTACCCGTACCACCCACCCAGTAGCGGTTGGCGGTGAACCCACTTGTCGTGAAAAGAAAACTAATAGTTAAAACTATTGCCGCCGTAATACTTGTCGTTTGTGCCATCGTATATGAATGAGAATATGTCTACTTTGTTTGAGGTTGTGGTTAAAACTGGTGTAGCAGCGTTACTCCATAGAACCTTGCCGTCCCAAGTTACGGTTGCCGCCGTCCCTGATGCAGGTTGCTTTAATATCAGTATGTACCTTCCACCGTCCTTCGGGTTGCTGAAGGTGAAGGTGGTAGCCGTGCTCGTGGCGTTGAGCAGGACGAGGTACTGCACGTTGCCGTTGTTCCAGTTCACCGTGGCCGTGTTGGGCGTTCCCGCCGTGGCCGTGATGGTGTACTTGCTGGCAGAGTATTGCCCACCGTACAGCACCACCTTGTTGCTATCGATGTCCATGGTGTTGGATCCATCCGAGGATTTCAAGGCGAGTAATGGTTTACCACCGGGTGTGAAATCAAAGTTGAACGTGGATGTATCCTTCGCCTCTGCAAGGGTAGGTCTGTACTTGTTGGTACTGGTAAACACCACGTTGAAACCGTAGCGGTTGGCTGAATTTGCGCCGATCACGAGGTGATGCAACGGGTTGGTTGCCGAACCGATGGCAAAGTTCAGGTTCTGCCTCGCCAGTATCTTGCCCCCGCTGAAATAAAATGGATTCAGCGTGGAGTCTTGCTTGTACCTTATAGCTGCCCACAAATCGGTTTGAGAGGATAGCGTACCGGTGATGTAACCCCACGCCGCTATTCCCGAACCGCCGCCACCAGATGCCTTGCCGTACTTGATGCAAGCAACGAGGTTAGCTTTCAAAGTAGTGAAATTCGGGAACCCCGGTGCCGCCTTCAGTATGCCGTTGTAGGATGAGATGTCGGCATAGGGTAAGGTGTATTCCCACGTTACCGATCCCGATTTGTTCGAAAAATAGAGATAGGCATTATCGTAGGCCAGCTTCGCATCACGGGTGAAGTAAAACAAGGTTGGTTGCCCTGACTTGACTATCTTGATGTAGCTGCTGTCGGCAGTTAACGTGACTTGCGAGAATGCAGTGGATGATACCAGGATCATCAAAATGATGAGAATCTTTTTCATGTTGTAACCTCCTTTGTTTGTTAATGTGTTTTACCGTACTTCAGGCAAGCAACCAAATATGCCTTCAGCGTTGCGAAATTGGGAAACGAGCCGCTGGTTGATGCCACCCCGTTGAATGATGAGATGGTGCTGTAGGCCAGCGTGTACTCCCACGTTGTTGATGTGCTCTTGTTTGTCAGGTACAGGTAGGCATTGTCGTATGCCATCTTTACATCAGCCGTGTAATACACGAGTGTTGGCTGCCCTGACTTCACTATTTTGATGTAGCTGCTGTCGGCGGTCAAGGTGACCTGACCGAACGTGACCGATGATACCAAAATCATCAGGACGATGAGAATCTTTTTCATGTTGTTGCCCTTCATGTTATCGTTATTAATATTGAATGAGTACCAATGTTGCTTTCACCGTCATGTTGAAAGCCGAACCGAACGAAACATCTACACTTTCATCGGTTGCCTTCTTTTTCTTAACCATGATGGTTTGCACGTTGCCCGCCACGTAATTCAAATCGTAAACCTCCGTCCCGTAGAACTCAACAGCTATACTTCCGGATGCTGTTGACTCGATGATGATGCTGTGCAAGTAGCTGTTGGCAGGTTGAATGACCGAAAATGATTGGGTATCTTGCCTCGATATGGTGAACACGCCCTTCTTATTCAAATGCTCCTTAGTCATTGAATCCGTCAACGGCACCTGGTTGAATCCAATCACGCTGAACAGGAGCATGATTGTGATAATGATGATTTTTTTCATATCATTTTATTGTTTAAGATTATCCACAAGTTACCCATTCAGTGCCGTTGTATATTAATTTAACTTGATCATATCTAATAGATAAAACATAAGGACTATTTCCATTAATAAATTTGCCCGCATCACTTTCAATTATTGTTTGATTTCCATCTGCTATATTATTAATACAATTAATGATTGAACCAACGTACTCTGCACCGGAAAAAATGGTAATATATTTTGTATTTGTTGCGGCACTCATAATAATTCTCATATCCCCCGCCGTCACATTGTAATCATCCGTGGCGATAACAAGCACGAGACCATCGGCACACTTGGTACTTTCCTTCAGTTGAAGGTACGATCCCGCCGGGAAATCAGACAGGAACGTGTACGACTGCACGGCTATGTCCGTACCGCCACCGATGTAATCATCGTCAACGGTAAGGTTCACCCTCTCCCCGTTCACCACGTTGACCAGTTGAATGATATCACCTGTTAGCAGCGTTTTGGTGAAGGCAGGCGTGGAGATGCTGGTGACAACATCATCTACCAAGTATTCAGTGTCAGTCTTAACGAAGGATTGCGAGTCATTGATGGATGCCACCTGCGTGGTGATCTTCGCCACCTCGTTGGCCACGAACCCACCATCATCCTTGATGGCCACGGGGATGAACTGCTCCTCGTCAGCCACCACCTCTTCCTGCGTCCAACTCTGCAAGTACCACGTGCTGGTATCTTCCACCCCCTCGATGAACAAACCACCCGACTGGGCATCTGATTCGATAAAGTTCAACATGAACCAAGTGCCGCTCCACGTGTCACTCTTTGCAGAATAAGTAACTGACAAGGCATAGAATACACCCTCTGACCTTAATATAGTTTTTGAAGGATTATAATCCGTTGAAACCATATCCCCCGTGTAGAGGGGGCAAGGTGTCTGCTGACCGAGGATGATCTCGTTGATCATCAACTGGTGCAACTTGGTATTCTTCACGGCATTCTTTATACCCCATCCCGAAGAATTCACCCAGCTCACGCTGTTGTACGTTTGAATCCTTCCAAGGCTGTAAGGGTTTGGACCATCACCGATGATGGCCTTCTTGAACTCGTAATCCTTGGTGGTGTTCTGGTTGTTGTTGTTGGTGAAGAAATATACCGTACCCTCCGTGGCCACGTTGTTCGCCAACACTTGAGAAAGCACGAAGTTCTGACAGATGTAGGTCATCGTGATGCCGGGGGAAACGAGCGGCGTGTAATCCAAATCGTAGAATCCAGCGAAGTCGAGCTCGAATGTTCCCGAAGCGTTGGCAGGTATCACGGGGGTATAGAATCCCCACGTTGTGAGCTCTTGCATGTAGCTACCCTGGTGAGTAACCATCGACCACAATATGACCGTCTTGCTGCTGTTGGTGCTCCACGTGTACGCACCCTCCCCGTTTATCCCGTTGGTCAAATACCTCTTCGTGGTGTCGGCGAGGGTGATAATTACCTTCATCACGTACTTCACCATGAACGGGGCCACGTAGGGATCGGTAAGGGTGAAGGTCTCATTGACCGTTCCACCGAAGTTCAGCGTCTCGTTGTTGCCACCCGATATGCCGTTGAGCCAGTTTACCTGAGTGGTGTAGGAGGTTTGAACGGGTAGCAGGTTGGTGCCGGCAGGCGATTGTTTGTACTCGTAGTACTTGCTTATCTTTTTCAGCGGGGCGATGTAGGAATGGTAACCACCCGTTAGCCACGTTGGGGCAGCGGCCCTGAAATTGGCGTTGTAGTTGTAGTACACGGTTGAACTGCCGTACTTGTAATACCTTATCCATTGCCCCGTGTTGATCATCTCGTTAGGTTGGATAACGTGCCACATCCCGTTGGCCAGGAAAATCCTCACACCGAACGCCTCGCATATCTGCCGCAATACATCGTAGCACTTCATGGGCTTGTTAGTGTCATCCTCCCACTTGTAGAATGCCGCGTGGTCAACCCTGCTGTACAGCAAAGGGTCTTGGTTGGTGTGCACGTTGTGGTTGGTGTCGTAGTAATGAACGCAGGTGGTAAGGTAATTGTCACCACTTCCCCACGTAAGGTTGCCCGTCTTGTCGAACATCTTCAGCAAAATGCCGTGGAATGACTCCCACCCCGTGTAGAGCGCGCCCGCGTTCCAAAAGTCCATATCCTTCAACGTGCCAAGACCATCGGTGAAAGATAGCTCCAACTCGTACGGGTAATAGATGTCCTCCCTGCGTCCGAGGTCTGGCATCATGTGGCCTCCCCAGTAAAACACGTAGGCGTTGGTTACCCACTTGTATAATCTCACGAAATAAATACCTTCCACCCCGTACGCCATAAGGGAGATAAATTCCTCAAGGTCTCCGGCGTTCGATTCTTCGACGAGCATTGTAAACTTCAATTCACTACCCATTATGAAATCGTAACGCTCCCTTAAACCGTTGTAGGAAAGGTTGAAACCATCCCCTATCACGTTCACTTCGACTGGAGTTACCACCATGCTGCTCGTGCTGCATACTTCAATCTTCCACTTGATGCCAGCGTGTGAATAAAACTCCGATACAAACCAAGGGTATAGTGCCATAGCTTAACTCCCCCTCACCCTTTGAACTTGTGTACCACCCATTTCACTCGAAAGGAAAATATCAGAACCCCTCAATACGCCACGCACAACCACATCCGTAGCTGTCTTCATGTAATTCTTCAGCTTGCTCAAAGGTGCTATCACTTCGGGGTCAACATTCGCGTTGGGGTTATCACCTACCATTGCCATTGTTGGAGCCGTTGCCAATCCACCCTCTGCCAGTGCGGGGAGGGGTTGGCTGGCGATCATGGCCACTTGTATTCCGGCCAAGGCTCCAACGATCGCGGCGAGGATAAAGTTTGCAGGTGGTCCCGTTGATGCCAATGCCTGAATCACTGCGAGTGCTCCTGCAATTACGGCTTGTATGGTGGCGGCTGCTTTTTGATCTTTCGCTTGCTTCAGCATCAACTCCTTACGTTTCTTCTCGTGCTGTGCCTCCAACCTCTCCAGGGCCGCATTCTTTTCCTGTTCACCGAGCATGCTGTTCTCGATGTTGTTCTTTTTATTCTGATACCAGGCATCTTCAGATTCAATTTTCTGCTGATCCGATTGTAAAAATATTTCAGTTATACCACTGACCACGCTGCTAATCGCCGATGCTATACCGGTGATGGAGTTTACTATACCCTCCTTGGTTTTGGTTGACCAACTACCAATGACATCAGCAAGCGTGGAAAATGCGTTTTTGAAAGAGTTGAAGAAATTACCCAAGTTCTGAGAACTTATCTTGTCAAGTACATATCCAATGGCTTCAAATTCTCCACGAATATCCTTCGTCGCTGTCGCTAATGCTTTTTGTTTTTCTTGCGACGGGGCGGCAGGAGTAGCTGGACCTAATCCTACCGGTGTCATTCTTATTGGCGCAGTGCCTTGCCCTGCTTGTTGAAAGGTTTGGTTAACCGGTCCCACCATCGGTTCACCGAGGGTCTTCATGTACTTGATGTGAGCCTCCAGTTCATCGTTAACCTCCTTCACGGCTGCACCCTCGTAATCGAATGCTTTGGCTGAAGAGTTGACGGCCTTCTTCATCTCATCAACCTGGATGTTGATTTCAGCGACCGCCACCTTGTAGTGTTCCATCCCGGCGGTGTCACCAGCTGCCTTGGCCTTGTTCCATAAATCAACGTAGGATTGGGCTTGTACCTTCAACCCTTCGATGATTTTCTTGCGGCCTACCTCATCAGCAGCAACGTATTCTTCGGTTGCCTTCTTCTGATCATCGATGCGTTTCTTTTGCCTGGCCTGCACATCCTCGAACTCTTTACCGTTTTTGGCGTTGAAGTAGCCTGCCAATGCAACGGTTGCAGCCGTGATGGCGGAAGCCAACAGCAGCCAAGGGTTGGCTGCGGCAAACATCCACGCCGTCTTCATCGCACCACCGAACGCGGTCAAACCTGCTATGGTGGAAGCCATCAACCCCGGTATTTTACCGACTACGAAAAGCAATGGCCCTAATGCTGCAACTGCCAACCCGATACCTACCACCCATTTACGTGTGGTATCGTTCAACCCGTTGGTCCACTCCATCACCGACTTCAACGCTCCCACGATGGGTAGTAATCCTTCAGCGATGAGTGCACCGAATTTCTCCGTGGCGTTGCCTATCTGATTGGTGAGTTGTTGCATGGGTCCAAGTCCCACCTTTGCCTGTTCCGTGGCTATGGTAAAGGATGAAGCGAACATCTGCTGCGCTATCGATGCTTTCTGCGATTGCGTTTCAGCGGCCTTGATGGCGGGGTTGAGTTTACCCAACGCCGTGTACTGGCCATTCTGAGCCTGCACCGCCATCTTGATGGCAGCGGGCATCTCCACACCGAATGCTTTGTTCAAACCAATGGCATCCTTTACTGCTTGCTTGGCATCGGGAGCACGCATACCTTCAGCCAGTGCGAGGAAACCTATCACGGCATCATCTTCCACGGTGGTCATGTTCTGCATCTCCTCTGCGAAACGGGTGTAGTCACCCATCACCACCTGCACATCCTTGCCGTTGGCACGCAGTTGAGCGGAGAGGCTTGCAGCGGCCTTCTCTGCCTCGGCGAAGTTCTTCACGGCCAAAACGCCAAACCCCACCAACGGCAGGGTTAGACCCTTGGTCAGGTCTTCGCCGGCACGGGTGGCCTTGCGGCTGAAAGCGTTGAGTTCCTTCTCCGTCTTCTTCAAGGCGGTGAGTAACCCATCGATGCTGGCCCCTATCTTAACGCTTAGGCTTATCCCCATAAAACTCCCGTAGTTTTAACAATTCCTCTTGACCAATCAACTGCACCGGCTTGTCGCTTTTCTCCCACTCGAACTTGATGAGCTTCTGTGGATCCAACCGGTTCTTTGGATCTACTTGAATGTTGAACAGCACGCAGGTTGACCACCTCACCCTCTCCCACTCCTGCCTTTGCAGGTACATCTGGTGATCGTAAAAGCCGGCGATCTTGTTTTGGAACTCTCCCGGTGTCAACCACCAGAAGTCGTCGGCGTTCATCCCCATCTGCCCCATGCCCATTTGGGTGAGGTAATCCCAACTTACCTCTTGCGGGTCACTTTTTTTTTGTCACCCCCTTTTCCACCACCACCCTGCGCCTTGTTGAAGGTGTTGATGATGTCTGCCGCCAAACTCGGCTCATCGTCAATCCACCCCTCTACCTCCATGATCGTGTGGGTAAACTCCTTGCCTACCTTATCATGTCCCTTTTTGAGGGCGCACCATGCGAGCAGCGGTATGTCCGACAACTTGATGTCAGACAACGCCTCCGTCACCTGGTTCGCCTTCAGGTTCTTCTTGTCCATGAACAACGCTATCGCGCTGAAGGAAAAGATTACCGGCATATCCTTGCCGTTTATGTTCACCGAATCAATCATGTGATGCTTCTTTTAATTTTGATTACGCACCGCTGCTTTGCAGTGCCAGTTCCCCGTCACCCGTGAAGGATGCCGAGTAGGTCGCGTTGCCCTGGTTGGGTGCATCCACCGATACCGATGCCAGGTAAGCGTAACCGTAGTAGTAAAAGTTATCCGTGTTGGCGGTTCTGAACTTCAGTGCCACCCTCGTCTTGTTGGTGATCAATGCCATCAGGTAGGCGTAGTTGTAGGAAATATCGAGGGCGATGAGCCCCGATGTTTCCACCGACCAACTCCTTTGCCCGGGCAAGATAGCCTTCCACCCGGCACTCGCCTTGGTGGAAGTATCACGCAAGTCCATCGACAGGTTCAGCGAACAAGCCGTGGAATGGGCGATGGGGTTCGTGGCATCGTACACCAGTAAATCGGTACCATTTAATGCACCAGCTGTTACAGCCATTATAGCCTCCTTTCTTCGTTAGAGGCCAATTAAGTGTGTGCAGCCTTGGTTAATACTCCAGTGCCCTCGAACGAGCAGCTGTACGACACGCTGTCCTCGTTGGCTGCATCGAGCTCGATGCTCTTCAGCCAACCGTCACCGTACCACCAGCTATCGCCACTCAACTCCGTGGAGAACTTCAGGTGTACCTTCGTGCGGGTGGTGATGAGTGCCAGCAAATCGTCGAAGTCCACGTTTGATGTTTGGAACATGGCGAGTCCGTCAGCCGTCAAGGTCCACGACCTCAACCCTTCCGCCTTGCCTGCCCATCCAGCAGAATCTTTCGTGGTGGTATCACGCACGTCGTGCGATACCGACAACTTGCAGGTCTTGCTTCCCATGATAGCCTCGCCGTTCACGTAGACTAACAGGTTGGTTCCATTGATAGGATCTAAACTTGGCATTTTTAAGAGGTTTTAGATTTGATTAATATGAATGTGAAATTCCCGCCGTTCCAATTGTCAGAACTTGCGTATACGTTCGAGTTCCCCGTGTGAGAGAGGAACATGTTCACCACGGTTTTCGTGGATTCTCCGGTGTTGGCTACTTGTACCGCCGCTGCGAGGTTACTCGCTCCTGCCGTGGTGCCGTAATCAAACCCTGCATAGGAGTTTGGTGGTTGCGTTGTGGGTACTTGCAACGCCACTATCTCGTTCAACTCGTAGCCCGTTTCAACGATACCGATGATACCGTTGGAGGAAACGGATTCAGTGACCTGAACCGATAACCCCGGCAATGTTTGCGATGATGTGTTGTGTACCCTGAACACGTACTCCTGCGTCTTCACGTGGAGCTTGTTGTCGTAATCGTAATCGTCGCTCTCCGTGACGAACACTATGGAGTTCACTGCCACACCTCCAGCTGTACCTGAAAAAGCGTCGAGTAATGTCCTCACGGCGTTTCCCTTGCTTGCCGCCAGCGCGTATGTGGATTCATAAATGGATAACAGCACGGTGACCCTATCAACCATCGCCGGACCATCCTTGGTATCATCCGGGTCGTTGGTGAGGATGTTGTACACCAGGTAGGGAGCATTGGTAGTTTGCGGGGCGATAACGGGGTAGCTCGGCACGGTCGCGTTGACCAGCGAGTAAATCACCTTCCCTATGTTAACGCTGTTAAAACTCATAGCCTGTTTATCTCCTGTTGTATCATTTGTTCCAAATCATTCTTCAACCCATTCTCCACCTGCGCTCCCACTGAATCCCACGCCATGTCGACGAACGGCACTGGTGCCACCTTGCGGTTGGCCGTTCCTGACATCACGAAGTGTTCGTACCATGGATCCCACTTGCCCTTGAACCTCGGACGAACCCAAACCGTTGGGTATTTACCCGACCTGCTTTTCACCGTGCCGATGGATGCACGCAGGTATCCAACCGGGTGATTCCTCGAAGGGTACTTCTTCGACTTGCCTTGGTTGGCATTATCCCTCACGGGTGCCAGTTCCTTCATCTTCTGTTCGAGTACCTTGGTGTTGCGGACTATTGCCTTGAACAATACCCTTCGCTGCAAGTTGTCGGGCAACTTGCTGAACGCCCTCCTGAGTTCGGGCATCCCGTCGATTTGAGTATCTATCTTTATGGCCATTTAGAATCTCTTCTCCGCTGTCAATACCATGTACCTTTTCCTCCCATCCCTCACATCCTCGTCGATACGGGTGATTAGGTAGTAGTTGGATAAATATTTTATCTTCATCTTCTCCGTCACGGTTGACCTGTACCGTATGCCGAAGATGATCTCGTTTGATGCTACCGGTTTGTTCGCCTCAACCTTCTCCCTTCCCGAACTTGGCAGTATGGATGCCCACACGGTGCACAACAGCACATCGGTGGGAATCGCTGCACCGAAGGCATCTTTTGCCTCCGTGAGCGTGTATATTTCTATCCTCCTGTCGAGATCGCCTATCATAAAAATTCAAATAGTCTATAATAGTCAAGTAGTGATTTTGCTCCGTTTGTTAGCGGTGATACAATCCTACCTACAACAACATCCTCACGGTGTTCGTAAAGATGTGCAACAATAAGTAGTATCGCCGACTTGATGCTATCAGGCACGGAAGCGTAGCCTGCCTTGAATACTATTTTAATCCTTTGAGCGTCTTCCCTGTGGGCCGGCCAGCTGTGATCGTAAGATGGTTCTATACGATGTGGCTCTTCTCCCGTCAACAGGTTGTAGTACGCCGTTGATAATGTTTGTTCTACCCCGTTTACATCGAGGTACTTGATGGAGGTGATGGATTTCACCGGGTTCTTCTTCAACAGGATCACGCCATCCTGACCATCATCGAAGAAGGTATCCATCCTGCGTTCCCAGGTAGTCTCGATGAACGACCTGCGGGTGTACTCCTCTGCGTTCTCCCTGGCTGCTTTAATGAGGTACGTCACCAAAGTATCGTCGGCGGTGTCAGCCGTCTCGATCTTCAGGTGCAGCTTTGCCTCTGCCAGTGATACCGGTTCCGTTGCCGGTGCGGTGGTGAGAACGTATCCCATTATTTTCTTTTCTTGATTACTTTCTTGAACTTGCTCGTGTTCACAACTGCCTTTTCGGGTGCCGACTCAACGGCATTTTCAACTGGCGGTATCTCAATAACCTCTTCAATGGGGGTGGGTAATACCTCCGTGACCTCGGAGTCTTGTTCCGGTTCAGCCATCTCCAGTGCGATCCATTCCCTTCCCTGCTTCTCGTCAACTTCAACCACCTGACCTCTCCCGTGTCGGAATCCTTCGCCTGATACTGATTTTAAAAGCCTGACTAACATGGTGCGAGTTTGTTTAAAAAAAGGGGTGGGTGTGACCCCACCCCTTTAACCAAATGAATGAATGAAAGACTACGTTGCGCTCGTGGGGAGGTGTTTGATCGGGTGTGTTCCGGCATCGATGATGGCAGAATCAGCACGCTTGAAGCCCAGGAATACAACTTGTCCGTAGTCAGCCTTGATCTCGTTGAGGCGAAGCAGCGAGAACTCCATCACGTTGCGGATCATGAATTTCTTCATGTCACCGAACACCATGATTTTTTTGGAAGTACCGATAGCATCCATCTCGTCGTTGATGATGTAGGGGCGACCCTCGATGGTGTCGGGATCGCCGGTGGCGAAACCAGGTTGCCACAATGGTCTGTCATCACCGGTGCCGATGGTCAGTTTCTTGATCAGTTTCAGGATGGCATCGCTCATCATGAAGGTTCCGTTCTTGCGGTAATCAGCATTGACGCTGTGCATCAGATCCACGATGTTGTCACGGGTGATGGCTGAAGAGGACGCGGTAACACCGCAGGCGGTGGAGCCGTAAACAACTCCCTGTGGCTGACCCGATCCGGTGCCGGTGGTGAAGTACTGGTTCAAAATCCTACCAACCCTCTGTCCGAGTAAATTCGCCAAAAGCTGTTCGATCGGTACTCCTGAATCCTGCATCAATTCGATGGGAACGGGAATCTGCTTCGATGAGAACTTGTAAGCCTTCAGTGTTGTTGAACCGAATGTGACATCCTGGCTCGCCGCCTGAGTGTTGATGCCCAGCAGTTCACCCTTGTTCGATGTGTCGTTAACGGTTGGCCACGGAAGGTCAGCACCCGAAGGGGTAGACATCACGTTGGCAAAATCCCACATCGACACGTAAGGCAGCATGGCGATCTCGATTTGGTTCATGAACCCCTGAGGGATTAGGTAACCACCTCCGGTCGTGGTAACGGTTTGCGCCCTCTCCTCCTTGCGGCTTTCAAGGATTGCACGGTTCTTTGGATCCATGTGGTTGATGCCCCTCATGATGTAATCACGGAAGGCACGGGTTTCTGCCTCGTCTTTTTTCGCCGGGTCTTTCTCGCCCAGTTCATGTTCGCGGTAATCGTTCCTCTGCTCCAGTTCAGCTTCGAGGTTCTCCATGCGCTCCTGCCTGTCGGCCTGCACCTTCAACCCCTCTGCCTCATTGTCAAGGGCCGCCCACCTCTGTTCTTCTTCGGCGTTCATACCCCTGTTTTCGCTTTTAGCCTTTTCCATGATACTTTTCATCTCATTGATAAGGCCGCCACGCTTTGCTCTCAACTCTGTCGTTTTCATTTTAATCTGCGTTTAGGTTTAACAATTGTTTAATCTGCCCTCTATGAAAAGGCTTTACTGTATTTCCATCATCCTGATGTGCTTCTCCTTCATGGAGAAATCAACCGGCTGCCTGGATTGTTCGATTTCTTTCTTGTGGTCCTGCATCGACCTGAGTGCCACATCTGTGGTTGGGTATGCCGGGAAGGTTACCGGGGAGACATCGTACAGCTTCTCGAACTCCGTGATCCTGCGAAGCACATCGCCGTTCTCGAAATCCGTCCACTCCACCTTCTTCACCCTGAACGCGAATGACATCTGACTCACATCACCCCTCTTCATCGATTCACGTAAGTCGTCGGCGTAGGTGGTCTTGGGAAAACTCCACCTCACGATACCGCCTTTATCATCCTTGTCGATGGTAGCGGTTGGCTCCGGTTTCGCTTTGGTGCGTGCCAGTATCTTGTTCTCATCGTGGTTGAAGAGAACCCTCACGTCATCATCCATCACGTTATCCAATGCCGTTGAAGCGATCTCCTCGTAATACCCCGGCATGATTTGCACCCTCTCGTCGAACACCAGGAAGTGTCCCTCCGCTTCCGCAGGTTTTTCGCCTTCACCTGACCGGTACTCGATTTCGGTATTGAAAATCCTTATCTCCTTATCCATTGCCTTGCGTGTTGTTTAATGAATCCACCGGAACCATGTTGGCCGGTATGTAGAACTTGTCACCATCAGGACCGATGTCGTTCTGTCCCTCGTACTTCCTTATCTCGTTAGGGGTGATGGATGCCGAATAGAATCTTTCCTTCAGGTAGTTGGCACGGCTGGCGGCATCTGCCCTCAACAAACCATCGATGTTGAACTTCACCACGTACTTGCCCTTTTCTGCATCGGTGAAAATCTTGCGGTTCAGTTCCTGCTCCCAACGGATCACCCACGGCAAGATGCTGTACTGCACGAACTCGATTGCTTGCTGCTCGATGTTGCTGAAGCTGGCCTTTTCCAAGTCGTTGATGAGGTGGGCGGGAACTCTGAATATCCTCGCTATCTCCGATACCTGGAACTTGCGGGTGAGGATGAATTGAGCCTGCTCCGGTGGTATGCCGATGGGGGTGTACTTCATCCCTTCCTCGAACACCTGTATCTTGTGGCGGTTGCCACTACCCGTGAACTTCTTCTTGATGGATTCGATGATGTTCTTCTGCGCTGGATCAGATAACTTGCCGGGGTATTCAACGATACCACCGAACGATGCCCCGTTGGCGAAGAACTCTCCACCGAATTTCTGCAATGCTATACCCAAGCCTATGGCTTCCTTCGCCACCTCTATGGGTGAGTAACCCTTCAACCCATCGAACGACAACCCCGGAACGTGCAGCATATCCCTCGCCGGTATCAGCTTGCTGATGCCATCGACCTTGTAGAATATGCCGTTCTTCTTCTTTTCGGGTGTAACCATGCTTGGATGGAACTGCTCGAACTCCACCGGTAGCCCGTCATACTTGCGGATGATGAGAGCGTAGGCGTTACCATTCAAGGTCACGTTGGCCTGCATGGTTTCGCGGAAGGTGAAAGAAGTGTCGTAGGGTGATGGTTCGTCGTGGATGAGCCGGTACAGCTTGTGATCGGGAACAATGTTCAGGTTACCCTTGGCATCGTACATGCACACGTGAGCGGGTAGCATTGCGATGGTTTCAGATAACAGCCTCACGGCAGACCATACTGCTGATAAGGTGAGTGCGCTTTCCTCGTCAACCGTTTCACCAGAAGATGAGGAACGTGACATGCCGCCGAGGATCCATTTGATCACGTTCTGAATGGAACTCTGACCTTGAATCTCCGACCTTCTCTCGCTGCCCCAGTTGATGGAAAAACCGCCCATGTGGTATCGTTATGGACGGCAAAGATATACCCCACTTTTCCATGGGGCGGTGTAACAATGTTACATTTGAGCTGTAATAAAGTTACATTTTATTCTATGAGGTTGTTAATATTGTACCATGTACAGAATGTCATAACGGCTTTATCTGTTCCGTTGTAATCAATTTCTTTGAATAAACATTTACCTTCAACTACAACGCCATTATATAAACCTTGAAATTGTATGTCGGTTCTTTTTAACAATGAATTAAAACCAACTGACAATTGTCTACCTTCAGGATTATTAATAATCAAGGTAATTGTACTTTCAATCATTCTATTCCCTTTGTATGTACTCATCTTGCATTCCGGTGTCCTATGAAATACTTGACCACCCATTTTAAAAGCTACATCTTGCAGGCATATATCAATAGGTTGTGGATCTAAATCTTGTTGATTTAATGTAAATGAAATCACTCTTTTTTTCATATTAAACAATTTATTATGTATTCTTAACCTCTTCTAATATCTCTCTATTTACATCATCACGTTCATTTTGCATCATCAAAAACTCATCCATTGTCAATAAAGAAAGGTAGCAAGGGTATTCACCTAATGAGCCCGGTGAGCCTTCATCTACATCTTGCACATAGCTACCATAATAGGACTCAATCAATACATCTGTTCCGTCTGTAAACTTTATCCACAAATATGATTCATCGCAATACCCTTTCGGTCGCATCAGTTTTGCCTCTGCTATAGTTTTACCCACGATGTTTTCTAATCGTTCTGTTTTCATACGCTTATCTTTAAAAGCAAATATATCAAATTTGTAAATAAGTTGGTTCAAACAGATGCTCCTTCTTCCACGTTTGCAAACCTGATCCCTCACCACCATCCGTCCATGCACCCATGAGCAGGTACTTCAATTGCGGCAATGTATGGCACCAGGACAACACGCCAACTTGCAGGCGGGTCATCACCCCCTCGTTGAGATGATCCCCGTGACCGATGACCCACGAGTACATGACGATATCACCTGCCAAGTGCAGGATGGCGTAGGCAAGCAGCTTCTTG